CGTCCTGGGAAACCATGGGCGTCCTAAGCCACGCCTAGGGATTGGAGGAACACCCCTCATGCCAACCTACAAGGTAGCCGAAGGCCAGGAGTTGATTCACAGCGGGGTTCGTTACTCCGCAGGTTCAGTCGCCCCCGACGGAGTGGCAGCAGAAGCGCTCTGCTCCGTCGGGGTCCTGGTCCTGGTCGATGGTCAGCAGGCTCCTGCAGCGGAGCCTGCCTCTTCCCAAGATGGCCCGGATCCCTCGTCCATCCGCAGTGTCCCCCTTCGGTCCATTCGGGACGTGTTGGCGGAGATTGACGACGAGGGCCTTCTTCGCGAGATGCTGGCCGCTGACAACCGAAGCGGTGGTCGGTCTGCAATCAGAGAGCGCATTCAGGAGCTTGGGAGAGCATGAAACTCATCTTGCGATGTGACGTTGAGCTGGGTGGCGAAAGGCTTGCCGCCGGTACCGAGATCGAGGTGGGCGAGGACGATGCGGTTCGGATGCTTCGCAAGCGGATGGCCACAGAGGTCGCTCGGAAGCCCCCAGCGAAGAAGAAGGCAAAGAAAGACGCCGCTGAGTAGGGAGAGGTGCCGTGGCCTATAACGCAGACATCGCCACAGCGACCTCAATGGCTCCCCAGCTAGGGACGCTCTCGGCAACCACCACTCCGACATCCACGCAGGGCACTGTCATTTGGAACAAGGCGTACAACGAGGTGCGTCTTGCGTTCCTGAGTGCGGGCGTTTCGGACAGCTTCACCGCATCTAGCGTTGCCGAGTCGTGGGCTCAGACCGCCGAGATGTTCATCTCTAGCGGGTTCATCCTTCTGGCCAAGGGGTCTATCGGTGCGGACGGCAAGGCCACTGCAGACGAGTTGATTGAGCGTGGCAGAGAGATGCTGCGACAGGTGTGGGAGAAGCGGGTCTTCCTCTTGGCTAACGGCGCGGCAGGGTCGCTTGCAGGTCCCTCCATCTTCGCCAAGAGCCATTGGACCCAGGACAGCGACCCCAACTTCGACTACAACCCCGGAACCGGCGACAGGCCCTACGCTTGCCCCCCTGCCTTCAATGACTGCGAAGACATCTGATGGCAGAGCCAAGGGGAAGCGTATCCAGTTTCTTCAGCTTTGAGTTCTCGCCCAGCATGGCGACGGTTCAGATTGCGTTTGAGGACTGGGCCAAAGAGATCGACAACTGGGAGGTCCCCCTCCGCGATGTCGCCAAGCTGTTCCGTTCCCACGAGAAGCGGCAGTTCGCAACGGAGGGCAATCAGACCGGCCCACGGTGGGCTGCCCTCTCGAACAAGGGCAAAAAAGGGGGATACGACGGGTGGAAAGCCCGCAGATACCCGGGGCAACCCATCCTCCAGCGCAGTGGGGTGTTACACGGCGCACTTACGAGGAAGGGGGCCCCGGGTTCACTTGAAAAGGTGGGCAAGAACTCGCTGGTTGTGGGCATCAATCCGCGCGCCCGGGTTACCTCCAAAGAGCCCTACCGCAAGGGCAAGAAGACCAGGCTCCCGGTCTACGCCAAGGCCAACGATCAGGGGGCCACTGTTTGGGCGCTTGGTCGCGGCCATGTGCTGCCCAGCAGGCCCCTCATTCGGTTTAGGCCATCCTTTGTAGATCGGTCCTCCTTTGCCTACGCCATCTCTCAGATCCTTCAGGCGTACATCGTCATGCAACGCAAGCTCGCTAACGTGGACGATCTTTTGAGCGAAGAGGGTCTCAAGGTAGGGAAGTCTGCGTACGGGCTCTATCACAGGACCGTGCGGGCCATGATCCGCAAGGGCTGGAAGTAGTGTGGCCTATTACGGTGCAGAGGCGGCTGTCGAGGCCATGGACGAGTTCCTGCAGGCGGCAACCTACGGTCTGAACGCAGAATTGGCCACGATGCGGACAGTGCTGTCAATTACCACCGACAACCTCCCCGATGTGGCCGAGTTCGCCACCTACTACCCCAAGGGGGTACAGGCGCGCAGCTTCCCTAGCCTCACCACCCTCTATCTGTCGGACACGGCAGAGCAAGAGGCCAACTCTCGGATGATCAACCTCTCTTTGGAGACGCGCCTCACGGTGTTGGATCTCAACGTGGACGGAGCCGAGGCAGACGTCGGGCTAGCGGTTTGCCGCTACCGGGATGCGTTGACCAAAATCTTTCTTCGTCGCACGCCGACTGGCAAGCAGGGGTGGACCCTGTCCAACGGCGGAACAGCGGCAACAGGTCGGGTCATTCGGTGTACGATTGACGCGCACGCCCTGGAATTTGACCCCGAAATCCAGGCCAGCACCCCCAACATGATGTTGCGTACGAGCTACATGGTTCGTTTGCAGGAGGATTACTAAGATGACCGGCCCCTCAACTGATATCGGAAGAGACCTTGTGGTCTTTGTGGATCCGCAGACCACCTTCAAGTCTGCCGCAACGGACTACCCGGTTGCCGCCGATGCGCTTCGCGTGCTTACCGCGTCGGTCAACGGAAAGAGCCCCTTTGCCACATTTGAGGACAAGCGGGGCACGTCCAGTGAGCTGGGGATCATCGACCAGAAGCGAACCGCCGAGTTCAGCCTGGAGTGCTACGCCTATCTCACCGCCCGGGGAACTGCGCCTGACTGGGCAGACATCCTCACCTACGGGGGATGGCAGGAAACGGTGGGGGGCGGAGACGCAACCACTGCCACGGGCGGAACCACCACCGTGATCACCACTGCGGACACAACCAACTGGACCGTGGGTGACGCTGCGATTTTTGAAACGGGGCTTGCTACGGGCGCTTACGAGATCCGTCGCATCACGGATCTGAGCGCAATGACCAGCTTCACCGTCTCTCCAGCCCTGCAGAACACGCCCGCCTCTGGGGCCAACATCCTTTCGGCAATCATCTACAAGCCCAAGGACGCCAAGGACACCACCCCCGATTCCGTGACGCTCTGGGCATTCAACAACAACAGTGCCGACCGGATTGTCGGCGCAGTGAGTGGTAGCCAGTCCGTTTCGATGGGGGGCGACGAGGCGGCTCGGATGACGGTTAGCGGAACGGGCCGACAGGACAACCGGATGGTGCAGACTACGCTGAACCATGGCGGCACCCTCAACACCTCGGACACGACGTTTACCGTAACGGACGGGACGGCGCTGCCAGCAGACACGTCTTCGTCCCTTCCTTTCTATTACCAGATCGATAGCGAGGTCTTCAGGGTGACGGGGGTCAGTGGGAACACTGTTACCGTTGCGACCCGTGGAAGTACGGGACTTGGGGGCGGCGCTGCAACCCACGCTGACGGGTCACAGTTCTATCCCTACCAGCCCTCGGGCACCTACGCCGGCACCCCGATTCCGGCGACCTCGGGGCAGCTACTCGTGGCTGGCGCAGTGCTTCAGGCGGGAACGGTCTCGGTCGAGATTGACCAAGGAATCGTCTACCGGGAGAACGTCATGGGAAGCACGTACGTTGTGGATGGGTACGTTGGCGGCAAGCGCAACGTCACCGCCACCATGGACGGGTGGAGCTTTTACGACTCCACCATGGTTCGCGCCATGGAGGCCCGCGCTCGCACCTCTGTGTCGGTTCACGCGCAGCAGGGAGAGAGCGAGGGCGCAGTCTTTGGCATCGAGCTTCCCAACTTCTACATGGAGGAGCCCGACATGGATCGGGGTGCCGACGAGGTGACTATTGGCCTCACCGGCAGAGCCCTCGGCACTTCCAGCGAGGACGAGATTTACATCATGATCGGCTAACGCCATAACCCCAAACACGGGAGCACCACCGTGGAATTGAACAAATGGAACGTCCGAGAGTACGAACTGACGGACGAAGAGGGCGAAAAAGCCTACATCCTCTATCGACCCATGACCCAGGGTTGGCGCGCAAAGCACCTAGAAGTCTCTCTACGCCTTCAGAAAGCAATAGGGAAGGTCCAGGGTGGGGCAGCCCTCGTGGAGGACCCAGAGGGCCTCTCCGAGGAGCAGATAGAGGAGCTTGTGGAGTCGCACGCCGAGGCGATGCGCTCGCTGATCAACTTCCAGCGCGAGATGCTGCTGGATCTGGTTACGGGATGCCGAGAACTCACAATCGACGGAGAGTCCCCCTCTCCCGAGACCCTGGTGGATGCGCTCGTCACCCTGGAGGGTCCGGCTGCCGATCTGGTTCGTCACATCGTCCAAGAGGGATCGGTGAGTGCGGAAGAGGGAAAAGACTAAGGGCTGCCTACCAGTACGTGGCCCGAAACGAGATCCTGCCCGACCAGGCAGACTACTTCGCGGAGCAGGGATGGAACGGCTGCAAGCTCTGGGGCTCCTGCAAGGGGACTCGATGTCGCGACGGGGATCCCGATGAGGCGGGCAGATCCCGGTTCCGCACCCCTGTTCTGATGCCAAAGGGCCGACCCCCCGGAGTTGGTGCCGCAGACCGCAGGCTAGATCGCTGCCCAATGGATGCGTGCGAAGAGTGGATGTGGGGAGCCATCAACTACTGGCATGCGTGGAGCGTGTTCGGTGGGCTCCCGAATCCGGGGTCGCTCGCAGAGCAGCCCTCGCGTATTCTTGACGCCATCGGGATTATCGAGTCGGAAGCTGCACTTGTGCGCGCTTACCGCACAGAGCGCGCGACAGAACGCGCAAAAAGACGGGGTTAGACAATGGCACTCACACTCAGAGTCAAGGGGGACGCAAAGGACGCGATCAAGGCCCTAAAAGACGTGGGGATTGAGGCCAAAGAGACCGGAAAGAAAACCAAGAAGTCCGGCAAGACCATTACCTCCTCCATGGTCAAGGGCACCCTCGCATTTGTGGGGATCACAACTGCGGCGAACCTGTTCAGGAGTGCGCTTGACAGGGTTGCCAACATTGCCATCTCGTCAACCACAGCCATCGGGGAACTGGGGAACACCATCGCCAAGCAGGGGCGGATGGTGGGAATCACTGCGGAGCAGTACCAGGGGTTGGAGTTTGCCGCTGAGCGATCAGGCGTCTCAATCACTGCTATTGCACATGGCCTCAAGAAGCTGGGTCGCGTCATGCTCGACGCGCAGAACGGCTCTAGGCAGATCAAGGAGACGTTTGCTGCCCTAGACATCACGCTGAAAAAGCAGGACGGGACCCTCCGAGACAGTTTCGATGTCTTTTCCGACCTTTCGGATCGCTTTGCGTCCATGGGCCCATCGGCGGAGCGAACCGGCGCTTCCATGCTTCTGCTTGGGCGTGCGGGCACCGAGATGGCCAACCTCATGGCCAACGGATCCGAGGGGCTAGCCGAGTATCTGGAGGTTGCCAAGGATCTTGGTGCCGTCATGGGCACCGACCTCCTAAATGTATCTGAGCTGTATCACGACTCCACCGTTGATCTTGAGTTTGCGATTCGGGGCGCAAAGTTAGAGATCGCAAACGAGTTCCTTCCCGTGATCATTGCCACCAAGCTGCAGCTTCGAGAGATGGTTGCTGCCGGGGACTGGAGTGAGTGGTCGGGGGGGCTCAGCAAGGCGGTAATGGCCTCGGTTGGGCTTTTTGTCTTCTGGGGGGAGATGTTTGGAAAGGTGATTGGAGCGTTCATCGAGGGGGGAAGCCAGTTCATCGGGATGATCAAGGATGTCGCCGCCCTTGTTGGCCTTGAAATTGGGAAGATTGAAGACCTCGAACGGGTGTTGGGACAAACAGCGGAGCTGTACAACCTTGAGGGGTTGTTTGACTTTGGCGCTGCCTATGACCGTTTGGCGCGACTGGGCGACCGGACGTTGGGAGTATCTGCGGCAACAGACAAGGCAGCGGCTTCCCAGAAGACGCTGTCGGATGAACTAAAGGCGTTGGGCGATGCGTATAAGAAGGCCCTCGGCATGCTTGAGGAGAACAGGAAGAAGACAGGGGGCGCTACCAACGCACTCGACCGCCAGGTGGCCGCGCTGGACAGACTGATCAAGAAGTGGAGGCAGGCCTACGAGTCGATGCAGCAGGGCATCAGGGGCCTCAAAGAGGAGATCGAGCTATTCGGAAAGGAGGGCATCGACCTCCTCCTGACAGAGCAGATGTTCGACAAGGAGAGGGTGAAGGCCGAGTTCGACGAGCTGCAGAAGATGCTGGTGGAGCAGGCCACGTTTATTACCAACTCCAAGGTTTTTGACGCGGAGGAGAGGGAGCGCAGGCTGGGCGAGATAGGAGAGAGGGCTCGCAAGGCCCACCTCGCTAGGACTGAGCAGGATCTTCTAATCGAGACGCTGACCTCAAAGAAGATCGAACAGCTTCGGGCTGAAGAGCTGGAGAAGGAAAAAGAGGATAACGCGGCGCGGATAGAGATGTTGGCCGACTATAAGCAGCAGCAAGTCGATAACGCAGTCGCCATCATGGGGGCCATTTCCGATGTTGCTGCCGGCATGGCTGAGGCCATCTCTGCCGTTTACGGGGAGGAAAGCCAGGAGGCGAAAAAGGCGGCGCATGTTGTGTTTGCTATAACACAGGGTCTCGCCCTGGCGTCTGCCATTGTTACTACGGCACAGAGCGTTTCTGCCGCGCTGGCGAACCCACCTGGCGTCCCCTATACCATCCCGCAGGGAGTGGCTGCTGGCGTGCTGGGTGGCGCTCAGATCGCCACTATTGCAGCCACTACGATTGCTGGCATCGCCGGCATGGCAGACGCGGGGCTTCCCCCCGGTGCGCTCAGGGCTGCGGGCCTGAACAACCACACCGTACTTGCCGTTGGCAAGGACGAGATGGTGCTGGATCCAGTCGGCACTCGCGCGATCAGCCAAATGCTTCAGCAGCAGATCGGGGGTAGGGGGGCCAACGACCCGGTAGTGGTGAACACCACTCTGGAGATCGATGGTCACGTACTCGGGCAGACGGTTGACAACCACCTAATACGATCACAGGAGCGCGGGCTGGGCTACCAGCGGCGCGTGGGTTACGGAATGGCTAAGTAGATGGGGTTCACGGCATTTTTCATTGGCGACCGGCTGGGCGCAGACGATACCGGCCATACGATTGGCCCCTTCGGGGAGCGACCGGGTGCGCCCTTTGTCAACTGCCTGAATGACCGCCCAAGGGTGGTGTGGCAAACGCCTCCCTATGGATACTTTGCACTTGACTCTGGGCAGTACCTTGACGTGAACGAGGGGGGCGGCGAGCTTCGTGTAAAGCTCAGCCACTTCGCCGGTTCGGGGCCGGGGCTTGCGCTTGATCTTGAGCAAACGCTCAACAACACCCCACTTACCAGCCTTTCGTACACCGTCACCTACACCATAGATCACAGGTTCAAGATCGAAGCCAGCAGCACATTCAGTATCCTTTGGAGTACCGGTACAGACGGCACCAACCAGCCCTACAAGTGGCTAGGGTTTTCCAACTCGACAGACTCTAGCGGGGCATCCTCTTACAGCGGCATTTACCGACGCTACGGAACCGACCACTGGGCCTTTTTTGATCTAGGGTCCACCCTCTCTGCAGATGTCGCTGCGACGATACTGGATGGGGGGGACAGCGTTTCCTTCAACACGTCATCCTCCCTGGTCCGCATGTTTGCCAACGCTTCGCCCCTTAGTGCGACAGATGTGAAGGACTGGGTTGACAACGCAGCCAAGACGCTGACCTTTACTGACCGCCCGGGGGAGGACGAGAACAAGATTCAGGTCGCCTATGACTCTGGTGGCGCGTCCATGAGCTATAGGTACTGGGCGTTTTCCTGGCGCTACTTTGACATTGATCCCTTTCATGCTGTTGGGATCGTGAAGCTGCTTCAAAAGAAGGCGTCGTCTACTCGGCAAGTGGCTGAGGTCTCCAACCACGGACTTGTGGATGAGACCGCCCCGATCAATGTGAAGTCCTACTACCCATCTCAGGGACTCATTCGGTGGAGAACGCCACTCTCCTTTGACAACTGGCTAGCTAGCGACTTTCGCTCTGTCGTTACGCCTGTTGTAAGGGAGGGAAAGGCTACTGCGCTTCTTTGGGCCCTTCGGTGGGATGAAATCACGGATTCCACCAGAGATGCTGACGACGAGGCAGATAAGGGGTTCCTACTGTGGTGCGGGCTGCAGGACTACTCCCTAGATTCGTTTGCGGGTTCAGCGTCCGCCTACATCACTGCCGATCTGCTCCTTGAACAAGTGCGGTAATGGTCACGCCCACGTCCCAGTCGATTGATTGGACAGATCCCCATCTTCGGATTGCCTACCTTGTGGAGGGGATTCACAGGGACCAGTACGGCAACGAGTACGTTGTTCGGTGGTGCGGCCCAAAAAGCAGGACGGGGAGCGGGTTCGTTGCTAGGCCGACCATGCTGGGCATGGGGGTGTTCGACCCGGATGCCGTCGTTGCCGCTGCCGTAGGGGAAACGTATGGGGATCTGCTTACGTCGGGCCGGGTTCCCTTTGAAGGCCGGCTGTCGGGCTGCACCTTCGACAGCTCATTGGGATCGCTGAGCCAGAACATCCTCGTCCTGTCGGAGGTTTCGTTCACGGTGGACGTTGGCGACGATGACGTAGGCGAGGAGGGTGGGACTCAGCCTGACAAGCTGCTCGATGCAGCCATTGGCAACCGGTGGAGGGGGCAGCCAGCCCGATTGATCGTTGTCGATATGGACAACATAGATCGCTTTGAGCTTATTGCAGACGGAACGTGGGATCGGGATCCCACAGGCATTACGTCTCATAAAATGAGCCTAACGATTGACGTAGGTCAGGTGTTCCCCCCCACGCTCAAGTGGCCATCTGCTCAGGTTCCGACCAATGTTGATCAATATCAAAACGTCTCGTTCACCTACCTGACTGCTGCGGGCGACCTTAGCCCCCCGGGCCTTGGTGCCCAATTTCTGCTGAACCCAGAGCAAAAGGGCCAGTGGCTTGGGCACATCTTTGGTGGGGTTGCTGGACTGACTCCGGGCGCGGACCTCTGGAGGGAGATTGTTCCCTACGGGACCGACAGCCCCAATTTCTGCTTTGCGTGGATCTCGCCTCGCTTTGATCAGTTCTGCTACGAGATCGCCTGTGAGACATCGTCCGGTACCATCGAGCGCGTTATTGCGGACGCTGGGTTTGCCATCTACGTCTTCAATAACAACGACGCAATGAGGGGCCCTGTAGGCACATGCGTCAAGTTCGGAAAGATCAGTGGCTTTGGGTGGACGGAGGGGGGCAGATGCTACGCACAGGTTGCGGGCGGGCGCAGGATCATCAGTCGCCCCTCCGACTACAAGGACATTGGGTTTGGCACTACTGCGGACTGGGGTCCGGTGATTGGGTTTGCTGTGCCCCCGGCAACCGTGGTTCCCGATCCCGCGAATGTCGGCGGCTCTTATGGGCCCGTTCTGATGCAGAACGTCCAAGACCTTGTGGACGACATCTTCACCTACTTGGTGGACGAGGCGATCCCGGTTCACCCCGGGGCGATCAATGACCTTCTTTCGTGGGGGGTGCAGACTTATGGGACGGGAATCACTTCCGCATTTGAGCGTACCTGTGCGGTCCCCGCAGACCTGACAGACGAGCCGCTGCCCTTTAGGGAGGGCATTGCGGGATTCCTGAAGTCTGTTCCAGCCGACCTCATCCTGAAGCGTGACCAGACCTCCCCAATGTTCAACCGGAAGGTCTACATCATCGGTCGGCCTAACGGGCTTGAGGAGGCCAAGTACACCTTCACCGAGGCTGCCCTCTACAACACAACCCCCAAAAGGGGGGTGAGGCAACTGAGCGATCCCGACAGGAACTACTCCAACAGCACAACGATTTCTGCCGGGGAGCAGTGGGGAACCCCTGACCTCGTCGCAGACAATATGAGGGTTCCCCGCAACCTCAGAATCAATCTTTCGGATGGCTACGAGCAGTCAGCTAGCGCCACTGCCCAGGTGATTGAGGGAGAGTACGCCTTCGATCACTGGTCTTTTGGCGAAGAGACGAGCGGATCGGTAACCTCTTCGCCTGGGTTCCGACAGGTCGCAGCCGTGGCAGAGGGCGCAAAGTCTCGACCACAGTGGGTGACGGAGGCAGAGCATGGGTATTCGTCGTGTCGTGTTGAGCTTGGCGACATCGTCAGGTATGCGATTCCCGGGGTGACCACAGATAAGGGCCAGGTACGGGGGCTCAGGATGGACCTGGACAAGCAGACCGTTTCGGTTCGTGTCTACCACTACCCGGCGAAGCGCAGAGTTACGGATGCAGCCGGAAGTGCGGATATCAAGTACAGCGGAAACATCGAGACCAAAAAACGGCCAGATGAATTAGACTAGATGGCCATTACAGGATGGAGTAGCTGATGCCTGCAGGCATATCATTCATAGGGGATCTTACCGTTGTCGAAGATGGCGGTGAGATCACAAGCCAGTCCGTTGGCGACAAGGCGCTAAAATCTACGGCAGCCGACGCTGCCACCGTGGAGGTGTCTAGCTCGACGGGCAAGATGCAGATCAAGGACGCGGGGTCTAGCCTTGCGAACGGGGTCTCCCGCTCGGTCGTTTCCAAGTATGCGGGTCGATGGTTCCGGGGTGCGCTTACTGCGAGCGATGCGGTTGCTGGAGTGGCTCAGATCACCAACTCCTACGGCAGTGACATGCTCATCACGCGGGCCATGATCCATGTAACCACCGTCTCATCCGGGGCCTGCACCATTGATGCCGGGGCCGGGAGTGGGTCGGGGACCTCCTATGACAATCTGCTTGACGGCATCGACGTAAACGGTTCGACTGGCGTCTCTGACAACATAAAGTCGATGCACGCTGGGGACAGCGGTCGATCCGTTGTGGTCTGGAAGGCGAGCGAGTACGTGAACTTTTCGATGAAGACCGGGGCCACGTCTGGCCTCGTAGGATATTACGCCGTCTATTGTGTGGACATCAGCGCCTAGGCCTCACGAGCGGCCTGGGAACATGCCAAGGAGACTCGAAACATGGCACAGACAATCCCCGTATACATCAACGTCGATACGATCACCTCAGCCTCGATCAGCGATGGCTCCGAGACCGCTGCGGCCTCGATCACCACGAACTCGGGCGCAGTAGCCGACGGGCTCCTCTGGGGAGTTCACGGCAAGCTGAGCAGCACCGCAGGGGCCGTGATCGTTCGGGTTTACTCTGATGAGAGCAAGACGTCCGAGCTGTACAAAGTCACCCTCGATTTCTCGGGCAGTGTGACCAACGCGAGCGACCTGATGAGCGCAGCCATTCCCCTATTTGAAAATCCGGCCTTCACGATTGAGGGAGACGCCACAAGCGCCAGCAAGACTTGCAACCTGACGTTTTACATCCAAGCGATTTCTTACTGATGCCGGCCACCCGCTCCAATCCCCGCCGGCAGAGCGGGGCTCAGGACAGCCACTCCCTGCGGGATGTCCCCAAGATTGGCTTCGACCCTCGGGGGCTCAGTGCCGACCTACTAGTCTGGACCCGGGCCGACATGGGAATAACGCTCAACTCGGGCAACGTGTCCGCGTGGGACAACGTCTCAACGTCCTCCAACGACTGGGCTCAGGCCACCGCTTCGGACCAGCCGCCCTACAGCCAGATCGGCCTCGGTGGTCGTCCAGAACTCCAGTTCGACGGGACATCTGACACGATGACCGGGATCAATTTGTACGGAGCGCTCACCGCAAAGGATGAGTGGACGGTTGCCATCTTGACTCGGGGCTGGAGCTTCGGCGTCAGCGGAAACCCCTGGGCCACAGAGGGCCTCTTTGGCGCTCCGTCGGGCGGCGGGTCCTACTACAACGTCGGGATCACTTCGCAGGGCAGCGGGTGCTTTGGGTATCACGTATACGAGGCCTCGCCGGATGCGATGCGGGTCGCCATCAGCGGGGCGACTAGCCTAGCTGAGGGGTCTGCTGCCATCGTTGTCTGCGTCTCCAGCGGCTCCAACGGATTCGTCCGCGTGAACGGTCTGGTGGGGGCTGTTGTGACGGATATGGCCCCGCTCGAGTCCCAGGCGACCACCGTGAACATCGGCAAGGGCACCCGGGATTCCAGCAAGGTTCCGAGCTACTACGACGGCACGATGAGCGAGATCCTGACCTTCGACGGGGCTCTTCGCACCGCCGAGATCGAGGAGCTTGAGGCCTGGATGGCGGATCGTTACGGGGTTGAGCTGTGATCAAGGAGTGGTTCATCATGTCAACCACTGCGGGTGCCGAGGCGCGATCCACCGAGATTTCTCTGGAGATGGGCTACCCCAGGCCCTCTACCGAGACGGAACGCGCCACAGACCCGCTCAGCCACCCGGACGGGCGTGGAGCTGTGGCTGTGGTGGATGACCTCTGGTCGTGGGTGGCTGAGGCCAAGATCGACATGCGAACCCTCCTGACTTCAGCCGAGGTCGCCGGTCTCCACGATATGGCCTGGATGGTCGCAGACGGCTGGTTTCCAACGATCCCGGGTCCGGGGTAGGACATGAGTGCCCTGGTCGAGTTCTGGCCGCTTGCGACGGGGATGGCCGGGGCACTTCTCGGTGCCGGCTTCTGGGCCGCCAAAGTCTACGCCATGCTCACCTCGATCTTGGCCAAGTTGGACTGCGTTGAGCGAAACTTGGCAACCCATGAGCATGACCATGCCGGCAAGGTCGTGATCCCGGCGAGGTGACGGATGCCCAAGTTCAGCAAGGCGAGTCTCGACCGGCTCCTCACGGTCCACGAGGACCTCCAACGGCTCTTCTTCGAGGTGATCGACCACTATGACTGCTCAATCCTTGAGGGCATCCGGTCCCCTGAGCGGCAGCGAGAGCTTGTGCGGACGGGGAAGAGCAAGACGCTCAACAGCAAGCACCTCAAGGGCTGGGCCGTGGATGTAGTCCCCTGCAATCCCATTGACTGGTCGGCGCAAGGTCAGGAGAGGATGCGGCACTTCGCCGGCTTCGTCTTCGGCGTTGCCGCTGGTCTCGGCATCGTGGACCGGCTCAGATGGGGGGGCGACTGGGACGGCGATGCGATGACCAGGGGCGACGGGCTCCGAGATCAATCGTTCATGGACTTGCCCCACTTTGAACTCACGAGGGTTGACGATGACGAGACGTAGGCGACAGGCGATCACGGTGGGAGGGTGCGTCGTGCTGTGCGCTGCCCTGATCCTGGCGGCCCTTTTCCAGGGCGTGCCGGACCCGGCGGACGATGACGACAGCGTCCAAGATGACGACAGTGCAGGCGACGACGATAGCGCGAGCGATGACGACTCTGGGGACTAGCAGTGGCCGAGGACGACCACGAGGAACCAACGTGGGACACCACGGAGGCCGTCGCCGTGATCGAAGACGCCGCCCGGCGCGCGAAGAGGCAGGGAAGAATCAGCGAGGCGGTGAGTCAAGCGGTGGGCGCAGGCGATATCACAGAGGCGCGACTACCGCTCAAGGTCGTGATCGGCTTGGTCCTCTGGGTGGTCAGTCAGGCCCTCGCCGGGGCGACGCTCTATTACCAGCTGAGCGGCGACGTCAGAAGTTTGCAGGAGAGCCAGCCGCAGGCCGAGGACCTCGTGTCCTTGGCCGAGATTCAAGCGGTTCGAGCGGAGTTGGCTTCGCTCAAAGAGTCTCTGCGTCGGGTCGAGTCCTCCTCTCAGGCACCCCCAACCAACCTGGATCACCTCCGAGCAATCGGAGAACTGCGGGGGGACGTCCGGCTGCTGGAGCAGCGGGTCGGCTTCCTAGAACGAAGGAGACGACCCTAGTGGAATACCTAGACCTCGGTATCCGCCTCTCGATGATCGGCGTGGCGGCCTACATCCTGACGGGCCAGGTTGCCAAGCCCGGAATACGACTGATCGCTAAGCACCTGGACGACGACGGCAAGCTCTCGAAGGGTACCGAGGCCCTCTTGCGGTGGCTCACCCGGGCGACGGCGATTGTTCTGGGTGGTGCGATGGGCTCGCTGCCCCTCTGGCCCGATACCCTCCAGGGGGCGTGGGGGCCGATCCTAGGCCTCGTGGGCGGGTCCCTGGCTCCCGGCATCTACGCCGCGGTCAAGAAAGCTCTGCCGGCGGCTGTGGCCCGCGTGATGAGCGGGAAGGGCCTCAGGGATTGATGGAATCTCTCTTGGTGGCGGTGCTGGTGCTGCTGGCGATTGCGCTGGCGATTGCCGCGTGGAAGCTCCCGAAGCTGAGGGCTGGCCTTGGGCTGGCGGCTGCCGCTGTTGCGGGGCTCGCTGCCCTGATCGTGGCCCTCCTTTCGGCCAAGGGAGATGTAAAGGCTGCGGTGCGACAGGTTCAGGTGAAGCGACAGGTAAAGAAGGCCGTGGTGGAACACAAGGAGGCCATGGAGGTCGAGGCTACTACCGCCGAAGAGGTGCAGGCGGAGCTTGAGAAGATGGTCGAGGAGAACCAGGAAACCCCGGATCTGCAAGAATTGGCCGACAAGTTCAATGATCGGTTTGGAAAGCTGTGATCAAGATCGTTTTACTGTGGCTCTGGTTCGCCTGCTTCTTGGTGTGGGCGTTGGTCTCGGGCTGCTCGCACCTTCCGGTTGGTGGTGACCTGTTCCCTGTCCCCTTTCCTCGGGTTGACATTCCCCATCCCGAGACCCCAGCCCCAGATGAGGGTTGGTGCGACGAGGCTAAGCCCGTCGGTCCCGGCTCGGATGTGGAGTGCGTTGGGATTCTGGTGCCCCCCCACAGGCTCGGGCTGCTGATGACCGAGGCCGATCTGCTGGTGCAAACCCGCAAGGTTATCGCGAGCGCCTACCAGGGGCGCGATGCCGACAGAGAGTACGCTGCGTCTATCGTGGCGGCGAGAGACGAGCAAATCCGTCTGGCGCGGGAGAAGCAGCCCAAGCTGTTGGGGCTCGGGGTGGGCATCGGCGTCGGCTCCACCCTGGCTGTGGTCTTGACCGCTGTCCTGGCGCGGCCTCCACAATGATGTCCACTCCCCGGGCCAGGAGGCTGGCAGACCGAAAGGCGGCAGCCGATGCGTTTGTGGCTAGGCCGCTCCCTGTGCTGAACATGATGACAGAGGTCATTCACGACATGCAGGAAGAGGTCCACCTCCTGAAGCGCGGGGAGCAGATGAGCGCGTTTGCCGTTGAGCTGAGCAGTCGGATGTCGAGAGCGGTGGCCATGGAGGACCCCGCGTTTCTGGGGTATCGGGAGGTTCCCCACCTTGCCGTTGCGCTCGCTGCATTGCGGATATTCGAGGCAGAGATCAAGAAAAACGGGCGCTCCCGAAGGGCCCCGGTCGATGTCCTGCAGGCAAGGCTCAAGAAGCGGTCAATCCGCCAGCCGGTTGGTTGGCAGATTCGGGTGAACAGGTGCATCAAGTGGCTCACCCGGATGAACCTGCACTACTGACGTGGGCCAGGGCAACTGCTAGCGCCGCCCAAGCGTGCCCAGAGACCCCATAGCACGGACCAGGAGCCTTCTTTGTGCCCACGGCGGTCTGCCGGGTTCCTCCGTGGATCTCGATGATCCTCTGGCGCACCAGGGCATCCCGTGAGCCCCTGCCGGTGACATCCAGGGCCCGAAGCACCTCACGGCGATAGACGAGCCGCACCGGAACCGAGAACTTTTCGGTGTGCTGCCACAGCCTCCCCACCACTTCCGACGTGCGAAGCAGCGAGGAGCCGGCGATGCCGTAGCTCTGGACGCGCTCGATGGCGACGACTTCCGCTTTCAGGCAGTACCGCTCGATTGCCTTTAGGGTCTCCTCGACCGGTATGCCGTTGAGGGCGACCTGTACCTTGCCGGCAGCGCCGTCGTAGACGACGAAGCCGCATTTCTCTGGCCCGGGGTCGATGCCGATTAGGATCACGGGGTTCTCCGGTGCTGGAAGTTTGATGGTCTCGTCCCCCTCCTTTTTGCAGGAAGGGGTTTTGGCCCGAGACCGCAGCCTAGCGCTGCATTCGTGCCCCCCAAAGCGTTTGACCGCTGCTGGGCCGGGGACAAGAAAAGCGGCTTTCTTACGGAGACGGCCCAGCTAGAATGGAATGATCTCTTCCTCGGAGAAGTCTGCAACTGCCTCGGATTGCGTAGGGGCACTCGCGTCCTTCGGCCCCCCGGTCTTCACAGAGCCGTTTATGTGGGCAACGATTCCGGCCTTTGCCTTCGCCCACGCCTCCACCTTGACCTTGACCACTGCGTTGAGCGTTGCCTGCTTGACCGCCTCCACGTCCGCAAAGCCGTGGTCGGGGTCGAACGGGGGGAGGCTTCCCATCGTGTGCATGAAAATCTCTGCGTTGTTGGGGGCCTTCTCTGGGACCATTGTCGCCCAGCGCACCAAGAACTTGCCCTGCTGTGCCCCGTCTAGGATTTGCATGGTCCACTTGCAAGACCACTCGCTCTCTTCCTCACGGTAGTGGACGAAGAAATCAACGACCTCGCAGGTGTAGAAGCCCGGGGGGATAGTGGGGTCCATGGAGGGGAATCTTGACGCGGCTCCGTCGGTGTTAGCGGTATCCCAGTAGCTCATTTCTTCTCTCCAAACGTTTCTTCAAATGCGGTGGATAGGGCTGCGTAGTTCATGGGGATCCGCTCGGGGAGCATTCTTCCAGGCTCGCCCCGGGATCCGCATTCGTAGCGGGCATACTTCGTTTGAGTGGGCTGAGTGATCAGCCAGCGGGTTCCGTTGTCTTCGACCTCCACCCCGTAGAGGAAGTCCATTGCGGAGTGCAGGATGCCTCGTGCAGCGGGCGGAAGGGCTGAACGATGAAGGTGAAGGCCGGTATCGACAATCCCTGATCCCCTCTTTTCCTTGATCGGATCTAGCTTGGTGTGACCGATGAACACGGAGCAGAGGCTTCTGTTGCCTCGGGCGCGCAGAGACGCCAGTCGGTGGATCCCCTTGGTCCAGGTGCTTTTCAGGATGTCCCAGCCCTTGTAGGGCTTGTCCGAGACGTGGGTAACGCCTAGCTCCTGACAAACGTGTTCCTGGCATCGGGAGTAGAGGTTGTCCACAGTGTCGAGAATGATCGTCTCATAGGGGTGGTCGAGAGCGGCGAGCTGATCGAGGACTTGGATGAAGCCGCCAGATCCGCCCGGGTTATCCCAGCTATTGATTTCGGTTTCGGCAGCCTGAAGAAGATGGGTTCCGGGCTCGGTAGCCAAAAAGAGTGGCTTCGGCCAGGAGTTCGCAAAGGTGGTCTTTCCGACCTTCGGGAGGCCCTGGATCATGTGTCGGCTCGCCAGGATGGACGAGCGGGGCTTGTGTCGCCCCTTCGGCAGAAGGTTCTGGGTCATTTGGTCTCTCCATTCATTGCATTCGCTGCATTCATTGCAGCAGTTATCTCGGGGTGGGGGTCGGTGGCCACGTCGTAGGCCTCTTCTGTGACGCTGCGGGCGCAAAGGTCGAGGTAGGAACACTTCCCAAACGTGACGCAAGCGGCGTCGTTCATAATGGGGAAGCGGTCGCCTCGCCGGATTTCGTGGGCTCTCTTAGATGCCTCGAACATCTCAGCCTGCCACTCAAGGATCTGGTGGTCTGTTCGGGTCACTTGCTCCTCAAAAAGAAGCTCAGGTCGCTCGTCATAGTAGGTGGAGAGCCGGTTGGCGTACTCCTCCAGGCTCTCTGGCTGTCGCTTCGTTCGACGCTTGATCGTGGGGCGCTGAACGATTCGGTAGACGACGGTTCGGATCGGCCTGCCCAGCAGCACGGATGCCGCATAGCAGTAGGCAGTCGGCTGAGACCGGGTCTGTAGGCCCAGCAGGTAATTGCTGCTCAGCCGACCCGTCGTCTTCCACTCTCCAATCTTGTCGTGCCAGTGGCTCATCGGGTTGTCCGAGGGCCAGCCATCGACCACTCCCGCCATGTCGTAGTTGTGGCTTGGGTAGTTCTTGAGGCTGAAGACGGGAAGGCGAAACGGGATCTCTCGCTTCTCAGGCCAATCTGTCCACTTTTTCAGGGCGGCAGCGACCATCGCCTCGACAACCAGGCAGCGCTCCTCCAATGCCTCGTCTACAGCCCCCTCGGGCCACGGGACCTCTTCAGATCCCCTAAGACATTGGGCTGCGGCCAGAGGGCTTTGCTCTAGGATGCCAATGTGGAAGGCTGAGCCGGTGCCCATCGCGGCGCTCTTGAATCGACTAACGAGGCCGGCGATGTCGCGAAGGTAGTGTTTGCGCTCACAGGATCGGAGCCGAGCTAGAGCGCTGTTGGTGAGCAGGAACTTTCGATCCCTGTGTCGGGTGGTGTAGTGCACGATGGTTCTCCTCGGTGTTTAGGGAACTCAATGGGTCTCAGGTTGTGGGTGCAGACGATGCAGACGGGTCCGCTGCCAAACTCTGAACCCTTTCCAACGGGCAGCAGGCATCCCCATCTGGAGCATCTCCCCAGCGGGTTCGTTCTACCTGTGAGGCGGGACAAGAGCTGTCCCGGGTACTGCAGCAGATTCATTCCCATGCCCACTCCATTTCTTGCATCGCGTCGTGAGGCACCCGGAAACAGGTCTCGCAGAGACGGATGAAGCGGACTTGGGCTCCCCTCCGGTCTCGTCTGACAGCGTCCCCTAGGCATCCCCACTGGGTGTTTTTGTGAATCTCTCCTCCACAGCAGTGGCAGAGAGTGTGGTCAATGATCCGCTCGTAGATCGCTTCGGCAAAGATGCCTCGGAAGGACAGAGGCGGTTCGGGTTTGTTCATGTCGCTGTTGTCCCCTCTGTGCAGGCATTAGTGGGTGCTGGCGTAGGGTCGCCCCGGCGGTTGAAGAGCGGCGCGTCCCCGTTGATCCGGGCCTCTGCGATCTCGATGTAGTCGGGATCCAGCTCGAAGCCTAGGAACCTGAAGCCCTCGCGCAAGGCTGCGATCCCGGTGGTGCCGCTGCCCGCGAAGGGGTCTAGGATCAGGCTGCCGGGTTGACCAGCCACGAGCCTGCATAGCCAAGCCATGAGCGCGGCAGGCTTCACGGTGGGGTGATAGTTGCGCGTTAGGTTCTTCCAGTTGGCTCCGGTGTAGGGATTGTTCCCTGATCCGTCTGAGCCGACCAGGCCAGCAGATCCCGGCTCCCTTCCAGTAAGCTCAACGCGGTCTTTGCCCTTGAGGTGCCCGCAGCCCGCCTCACGCTCGCCCCTGGATGCCTTCGGGCAGGCGTAGACGTTGGCGGGCCATCGGCCTAGGGGCGATCCTCCGTTTATGTTCGCGGTGGTGCCCATTCTCCAGCCGTCGCCGCTGGTCCCGGCGTTGCTTGTGCGCTTTGTGTCGCCGTCCCCCGGCCCAGGCCACGCCGGATCGCCGTACCCGTACCTGCACCCGTCGATATTGAGCGCGCCTGTGCCCCACTTGAGGACGTTTTCAGCGACCGTCCCATCTAGCGGCTTGCGGGCCAGGGTCCAAGGCTCAAGGCAAGGCTTGAGCGCGGTGCCGTAGCCTTCCCACTTGCGGGCGTCGTCGGTGGCTGGTGCTGTGATGGGCGCATCTACTCGCACAGACCAGACGGGGCGCACCTTTCCTGCTGAGTTCGGGCGACTGTTTGGGTTAGGCCCCACCACCTCACGCCCTGCGCCGTGGTGCGCGTCAATTGCCTTGCCGACCGAGAGCGATTTTGGGAAGCCTTGCCACTGCTGGTGTGCGCCCAGGTCGCGGATCTCCCACCCGGCATCCTCCAGCCCGCAGATCAATCTATGAATAGTCCTCTGTCCGCCGAATGCGACGATCCAAGAACCCGGTTTGCAGACCCTCAGACACTCGCGCGCCCAGGTCACGCCAGGCACGGCAGCGTCCCAGCCCTTGCCCATGAAGCCACCGCGAGCCTTCCCGTCCTCGATGTCGTCCCAGGTGCGGGCCTTGCCGTCTGGGCTCAGACCGTAGGGCGGATCGGTGACGATGGCATCGATGCAGTTGTCAGGCAGAGCGCGCAGCAGATCCATGCAGTCGCCTTGCTGGATGTCCCAGACCCTCATGGGCTGCCCCGGTCTGCGTGACGCACTGCGGATCGGTTCGTTGCGCTCATTCTGTTCTCCGTTAGTTGGTTACGAAACCGTCTCCGGGGACGTACCGGCAGAAGGCGGTTCTGGGGGCTCTTCCGTTTCTCTGTTTCGCAATCCCAACCTCTAAGACTTCGGGGGTCTTGCTGTTGGGGTTGTAGGCGGCATCTCGGAAGAGGAAAAGGATGCCGTCTGCGTCTTGCTCAAGCTGCCCCGACTCCCGTAGGTCTGACATTCGGGGTCGTCGGTCGTTCACGGGTCTCTGCTCCAGTTGTCGATTGAGCTGGCACAGGACGAAGAGGACGATGTCTAGCTCGGATGCCAGGGCCGCCAGCTCGCGGCTGGCTGTAGCGACCTCCTGCTCTCGGCTTCCGGCTCGGGGGAGCCGCATTAGCTGCAGGTAGTCGATGCCCGCTGCGATGATCCCAGACTTCTGCTTCGCCACCCGGAGCGAAGAGAGAACCTGTCCCAGGCTTCTGCCCTTCGTATCGACTCGGATGGGGAGGTCCCCCCATCGCCGCATGACAGCCCTAGAGGACGCCTGTGCCGTTTTCACACTCGTGGCCCAGGGACCGGTTGCGTCGTGTGCAAAAAGCCGGTCTCCGAGGGCTCTGGACCTCATCTCGATGCTGTGGAACTGGACCGGCCCAGACTTCCTGGCGATCTGTTCCATGATCGAAAGCATGAAGTGGGTCTTACCCATCGACGGTCGGGCACCCACCAGGATGTAGTCTCCCTTCCGGGCTGCGAACTTCTTATCGAGGTCGAGCAATCCCAGGGGCACTATGGTGTCGCTTGCTTCGCCGCTGGCCACTGCAACGGCTCGGTCGCAGGCCTGCTGGGCAATCTGAGCCATGCTGGGTAGGTCTTGCTCGACGGCTCGGGTTTGGTCGGCTCGGATGGCAGCCCTCTGCGTCTCCTCGACTAGCGCGTCCGTGGATCTTTTGCTGTCGGCCATGGCCAGGAGCCTGCGAGCTGACTCCACAACCTGCCTTCGTCGGGTAGCCTCTAAGACATTCTCGACGTAGGCCTTCAGGTTGCCTCGTAGGGCTCGGGTGTCGGCCACCTGCTCCAGGCAGATCGTCAGAGACATTAGGCTGTCCCAGGGCTTGCCCATCCCGCACTCGCCGCAAAACCGGTCATACAGGGTGGCCTCGTCGGGGCTCACCCCGCGCTTTAGGTCGTCTGCGATCCCCCGAAGAAGGGCTCTGTGCCCCGGGTCGTTCAGGTGATCGGGCTGCAGCCCCAAGCCGAGGGCTTCGTGGATTGCGTCCTCGTCGGTGAGCATGAGCGACAGCAGCGCGCGCTCGCTCCCTCGGTTGCTGGACAGGAGGTCCGGTGCTAGCATTCTTTCATCTCCGTCGCTTGTCACGCGCCCTGTGTCCCCCCACTTGGGTCGGCGCGACGGGTTTTTCCCCTGGGGCCTCCCGAGAGACTTGCTCTTTCGGGGGGCTCTTCTCTTTGTGGATGCGGCAGCAGGCGGGGCACAGGGCCACACGCTCGTCTTCGTAATAGCAGCCCGCAAAGCGGGGCTCCCCGACGACTCCACAGATCGGCTTCATGGTCGAACCGGGCTCGTTCAGGTGCCAAAGCTCTCGGTCCTCCTCCTTTTCGTCAACCAGAAAGGCGTAGGTGTCTACGAAGTCCTTCTGGTCTTCGGCCTCCAAGACCCCGGCCTGCAGGAGGACAAGCCAAGTCATCGCCGGGACAGCTCTCTGAACCTGAACGACGCACGGGGCCTCGACATGGTTCGGACGTAGTGTTCGTATCCGCAGTCGCACTTCTGAGTCCAGAAGGGCTCTAGCCGAAGACTTGCGACGAACTCTTTATCGGGAAGGTGGGCGTTGGGGCCCTCCTTGTGGAGAACCCACGGTCCAAAGGCGTGCCGGTGCTTCATCCCTCTTCTCCTTCCTCGTCTGGCACAAAGAACCCTTTCTTCACCAGCATGTCGAAGACCTTCTGGTCTTCCGGGCACAGGTGGAACGCGTTCCACCTAAGGGCCGAGGACACGATTGCCGACTCGTCCAAGCCGAAGCCCTCCGAAAGCATGCCCTTGCGCCTCCACGCAACGCGCTCGCACTTGTCTGCGACCTGCTGCATGCGTTGGG